TAAACAGCCGCATGCTCTACCGACTGAGCTAATCCCCAACATTGCACCGCCGAAACGGTGCTGTTATCCCAGACCTGGGACATACGGTTTAAAGTATATACACTGCTAACTTACCCCGGACACCAGGGAATCTTGTTCTCTCTATAAACTGCTTGCACTTCCAGAGCACTACCCGTAATTGCCGGACTACTGCAATCACCGGCCAGTCTCATCTATTACGGATAAAGTTTTTTACAGCTTTATAGCATTGCAGGACTTCAAGCTGCACAGAAATATGTTTTTCCGCTTTTGGTATCAGAACCCCCTCACAACTCCACCCAGGGACGTCATCCATGTTCTTTACCGGTTGTCACGGCTTTATATGCTAGTGCCATCGATGTCTTGCACTAGCGGAGAGGTTGTAGTTAATCGGTTCCCCCAGCGGCGGGATCACCTCGCTCATAAAATTATACAAGATATAGCAGCACGCAACCCACCCCGTACTGCTCTGGCAACCATAAGTTCCTTTCATTGCCCCTGCCCAAATGCCCTTTAGGCCATGTCTTCTCTCGGCAGTCCTGGAATACTCGACGTTAATCTACTCCTTTACGGAACCATGCTGCCTATACGCCTTACTGCGCAGTGCCTGACGTACCTATGCGGTACCGGCGATTCAGCCGCGGAGCTTTGACACCCCGCAGTCGAATAACAAGAGGAGGTCTATCCATACATCTTACAGCTTTCTCAGTCTATACTATAACATATCCTGATAGAACATATAGAACATTTAGAACATTTTTTATTTTTTTTCTAAAAATCTTCTGAACTCCATTTTTACGCTGTCCCCTGTGGCTTTTCGACCTATTTTTTCCGCCACCTGCTCCCAAGTCTGGTTCTCAAAAATCTTATATCTGATGATACGCTGCATCCGGCTGGGAATGGTGCACATCCACTTTTCTACCTGCAGCTTAACTCGCTCAGCGTTGGCTTTACGCTCTTCAAGTAACTTCTCCTCTATCCGAAGCTGACGATCATCGCTATAAGTGAACGGGGTTCCCTGAATTTTAAAATGCTGGGAGTTATACGGAAAGTCAGGATTACTCCCTTTAACATTTGTCTGGATGACAGTCTTCCGCTTTTTCCTCAAACGTTTGATGTCATCCTCGGTCTCCCGGATCAGTTCACAGGCATCTACATAATCGTGTAAAATATCTTTGTCCATTGGCATCACCTCACTCTATCTTGCTTGTGTCGTGTATAAAATCAAAAAACTGTTTGACACAATCATCGCACAGATCATAGCTACAGCAGCGATTATGCTTTCCCATTACAAGTATCTTTCCAAAGGATTCGTCGCCGCCGCAATTGCCTCCTCTAAGTCTTAATTGATTACAGTCAAAATAATTACCGCATCTATCACACTTCATTGCATGCATCGGCATCACCTCCTGTCCCACATCTGCATAAACTCTTGATACGGATAACTCTCACAAGCTCCAGTCTTATGCCGCAATACAATGTGATGCTCACATAAATCTACAACCTGCATCCGGCGGCTTACCTTTATGGTCCTCCGTCCCTCGTCCTTAATGTCTATGATTATATGTACTGTCTCTCCACGCTTTACGCCGTACCGCTTTTCCCGCGCCCTTATGTTTTCCTCCCGCCTGATCGCGGGCAATGCTTGCTCGTATGTAGGGTCCGGGCAGCCTGATCCGTTTCTTCCCATCAATCTTTCTCCTCTCCATATATTCCAGAACTGTCATTATTCCGTGTTTTTACGTCCTCCCAAAATGTTTCGCTGTACACTGCCTCCTTCGCATGACCATATGCCCACCTGGGGTTTCCTCACTATCCGTTACCTGCGTTTTGCCGCCGCATTTCTTACACTTCATGATTCGCCTTTCATAAAATCGTAAGCGCTGCCAACATCCCAAGCGCTACGCCAGCTCCTATCCATATACCGATATTTAAATATGCCACTGATTCCTTTATGTATTCTTTAATTACTTTTTTCATGATATACCTCCATTGTCACCTCTAAATTTAATTGTCGGTACTGGCTCCCAGCTTTGGCATACAGCCCAATCAATGCCCCCGACTGGCATCCGCATATGGCACGGCACTCCCGTTGCGTTCCGGCGCGTTATCTGCTCACCCTCTTTTTTATTGCCTATCTGGTTTTTGCTCCAGAGATTTTTTTACAAGGTCCCTCGTTCGTCCTTGCCCCGTATTGCCGATAGGCCAGCATTTAACTTTATCTCCCTGTACGCTCTCATGTATTTCTGCATATACCACCGTTCGCATTCTCTGCAATAGCTGTTCCGGCGGTTCTGTCTTTTCATCATCCGGAATTCTGTCTCATCTTTTTTGGCTCGGCATACACTACACATCCTCATCTTGTTAATCCTCCATACTCTTGCAAAACTCCTTATAGCACTCCGTGCACCCCAGAGTATCCACCAGACTACATGCTATGTACCCGTCCTGATACACTGCCACATTGCACTTTAGGCACTCCTTTACCTGGCAGCCTTTATATTTTGTAAACCCTGGGCAGTAATGGACCGGATAAAATATCCCGCCTCTACACCAGTGCGCCTGCTCTCCCGGCTTATCCCAGTTGCTCCAGGCAGTCCGTGGCGGCTTATCTGGGTGAGCTTTATCGTATGGGTCTATCTTTGCCCGGTTGTCATCATAGCAGCCACCAAATGGGCATCGACCTGACCACCAGTATAGACAGTTCTGGCAGACACACTGGCTGCAATGCTTAAAACGTTCATTGTCTCTGGCCTGCAGGTAGTCCGATATGGTAAGTTGGCCGGTCATAGTATCACCCCCGGCATGTCAAAAATACTCATCTGATTATCGCTGTAATTCATCCATATGGTTTCTGTCCGCTTCAAACCACGTTCTGCCTGGGCCGCAATGCTTTCTTTCCTCCATCCAGTCAGCATATTGTTGTACAGGTCGTTGTCATAGCCTGATATCATTACTTTTCCCGGATGGTATTTAAGCAGTTCCAGCAATTCGCAGTGTTCCCCATCCTCCATCTCGTGTTTGTATAGATGGTCTTTCCTGGTCCCGTGCAAATATGGTGGGTCTGCATAGACAAATACATCTGGCGTATTGTATCTCTTCAACAGCTCCACGGCCGGAAGATTTTCTATCTGTGCATTCAATAGTCTATCGCTGGCCCATTTAATCCTTTCCGGAATTTCTCTCCACTCCTTCGTAGTATGCGGGCCGTTGGCCTGCTGGCTACTCCGAAACCCATTGCGATATAGATTACTGCAACCAAATCCCTGCCAACACCTGACTGCAAATCTTCTGGCACGTTCAACATCTGTAATAATTTCCGATTGTTCAAATGCTGAGTAATATTCATCCCTGGCATACGGTGTCTGTTTAAGGGCTTTCTCCAGTTCTTCATGTTTATCTCTGATAACCCGGAAGTAATTTACGACATTTCCGTCCAGATCATTCAGGGTTTCGATTCTGGCTGGAGTCTTCGAGAAGAATACAGCAAGGCTCCCGGCATAAGGCTCCACATATACCTCATGCGAAGGTATGTAACTACAAATCCAGTCAGCAATACGATTTTTTGCTCCCGGATATTTTAATATTGCTTTCATGGCATCACCTCTTGGTAAACCTCAAATGTTTCGACCCTCTCTACAATTCTCCTTCCCTTGCAACTGGGGTTTAAGGCCAGTCCAGTGTATATGTTCCGGGCGTTGCTGAACGGCAGCCACCCTGCAAATAGAGTCCATTCTTCATTGCCACTCCGTTTCCAAAATACCCCATAGCTAATTTTGTCATCCAATGCTTTCTGATTGTTCATGGCTCTTCCTTCTCCACTATGTATTCAAGGTCTTCTCCTATCCTGTTGCACATGACCACTTTCCATCCATTTTTTAGTAACTCTGACAGATATTTCATTTTCTCTTCATCATACCAGTATCCTTTTCTGGTTGGTGCGGTTCTAACAACTTTCTGCATGGTTTTCCTCCCAATCTAATCTTTGTCCGCAATTCGGGCAGTATTTATAATCGTCATAGTCAACCTCATATTCTTCTCCGCAATTCGGGCAAACCCATGTATCATATATCATATTTCCTTTGCGGTCATATCCGTCGCCCTCATAATCTGGTTTTTTCGGCGTCTGCTTATTCAGTGCGATAATCGCCAGTCTAAATGTATCCACCAAGCGATCATCACTATTGTCCAGATGTTTTGTCAGATTTCTTATGTTTTGCAATGCCTCTTTTTCATTCATGGTTATGCCTCCTTAATAGCCTTTTCCGCGTCTTCCCGTTTCATGAAAACATCGTATCCAAAATCATTAACTCCGTACCCCTCACTGCAACCTGAGCCGATTTCCCGCTCTATGTAAATACAAACACCATCCGGGAGGACTGATATTTCTGTTACTCGGCCTTCCGTTATTTCATTCTCATATTCGGCTTCCAGATACACTGTATCCCCTGCTTTGCATGGCAGATGTAATAGCCTTCCCTGGTCCACTGACTTTTTATAGTCTGCCAGCTCCTTACTGGCTCTGGTAAACTCCTTATCCATCTGTCGCACCTGATCTGGTGTTATACCCAGGTCCTCGTATTCTCCCAGTGTATGTATCAGTAAATCTTTAAAAGTGTAGCTGTTTTCACCACATGGCAAATTGTCCGCAACTCCATGTGTGCCATCCGCATATGTTTTGGTTAATCTTTTCATATCCGCTCTCCTTTACGCATACCCATCAATCGTGCCAACTCTCATCCATTCGCCATCCATGTTATTTCCAAACCTGTAAATATCCCCGTTTAGTGGATATTCCGCAATCACGACAATAATCGCATCACCATATCTCTCCATTACCTGTTCTTCTATTATTTTAAGGGAAATAATATCATCGAACCCGGCATTCCTCCATTCCGGTATAAATAATTCTCTCTTTGATTCCTCCCCGTTTTGATAATCAACCAATACTGTGAGATCGCATCCACCCCATTTACTAAAGTCCTCATCCTCGGGATTTTTTATTTTTTCCATGCCTATACCTCCTCCGGCTTCAACGGGAGTCCCCAGCACTTTTCACATCCATCTTGGCAACATTCATTTACTCTCCACCTTTCTCCCATTTCGCGCACCAACCACGGCACATCATCCGGACATAGCTCTTGCACGATCCGGATCCGCTCTGACTCAAGATACCTGTCAAGCAACGTTTGGCCTTGCTTCAGGAGATCAGCTTCTTTCATCCGGCCAATCTGACGATCAATCTTCCGTTTCATACTATCCTCAACAGCATCCTGTATCCCCAGAAGGTGTTCTATCTGCATGATCATAATGCGTACATCTCCGGCCTCTTCCGCTATATGCTCAATCGTATAGTGATACTGCGGGTCATATTTTGCTGCCGCTGTTACCAGCTCTCCACACTCTTCAATCAGCTTAATGAGCTGTTTTTCAAGCCCATATGTTTCTGCAATAAGGGTTACGCTCGCTGCATCCAACGGCTTCTTTTCCTCCGTTCCTGGGATCTCTCTGTCCCAGCATTTTCTGCATTTCTCGTCACTTACTTCGCATATTTCCTCTTTCTTTTTTTCATATTCATATTCATAAGGACACCCATCACATCCACCAAGGCTATATTCATTAATGCATCCTGGATGTTCTTTCTGTAATTTTTCCCTATATGTCATAACGGCCTCCTTTACACACAATCGCCTCTTTTATCTCTTCTGCTGTCGCCTGGATTATCTCCAGAGCCTCTGACAGCTCGTATGATCCATTTTGCAGACGTTGGTCTACAACTTTACGTCTAAGGAGAGAAATTGTCTCCTCGAAGCTCCCACAGTATCCTATGGTGTCGTAGATTTTATTTCCTTCCTTGTCCGTCTTACCTTTATCGACGGCAAGGGTAAATCCCATATTGTTGGGAAGTGCATAATAGTTTTCAATCAGGTGTACCATGTCACTCTCCTATTCCAGCGGCAGTTCCATCTCAGAGGGAACCATTTCCGCTTTTATCTCCATGCATATGTCCTGTACCGGACACTTTGCACATTTGCTCTGATCCTGTTCACAAATTTCTTTCATAGCCCGAAAGCCCTTTAGGACAATTTCTCTCTTCTCCATTATGCCCTCCTGTATCTTTAATCAACTTCGGTCATTACACCATCAATAAGCTGATAATATGTTTCTTCTTTTATCTTCTCTCCGTCTACCTGGTGGAGCTGTATTCCTTTGATCCTGTAATTCCCATCATTGTCCGTTTCAAATTCGGCACATATTATATAGGCGCCTTTGACTCCTTTAGCTTTTGCATTTAATCCTAGAGCTGCGGCTACAGAATTTACGCATCCTGCATAACTTGTACTTTCTTCTCCTGTGCTGAAAGATGCTCCACAGTTTCCGGTATTGCTGGACGCTCCACGGTATCCGGTATTGCTGGATGCTCCCCAGTTTCCGGTATTGCTGGATGCTCCACGGTTTCCGGTATTGCTGGATGCTCCACAGTTTCCGGTATTGCTGGAAGCAATACC